ATTTTCTCTTGATGGGTTAAACGCAATTACTACGCGGTCGCCGTCATGGTTTGTAAATTTCTTTTTTAAATCCATTTCAACGTCGGCTTGCTCTTCCTCTTGAGGTAAGCCATTGTTAAAATTGATTAACTTAGTAGCGACAAAGTTATGCTTTGCATTACCTAAAATATGTCTACTTACTTGAATATCACTTTCTATATAGTTAAGACCTTGAAAATAACTTGGTAACGGATATACGTCACTCTTAGGATTGTACTGCTTTACATAAAGTATCTGCGCACCCGTTGGATTGTTAATGTTAAAAGCTGGGTATTCTCTAGGCTTTTCTTTAAAGTCGCTTAGAGTCCAGTCGTTCTTAACATAAAAACAACTTAAGTCTTTGCTTGCTCTTACCTTTTGAAATTCAATATGGAATACATCTTTTATAACACCTAAGGCGTTATAAATAATTTGTAAGTAAAAACCGCCATGCAATTCATCGTCTAAGATAGATCGCTTCAAAATTTGATTCCAGCTTTCGCCGTGGGTGTTGGCTTTTTGGGTTATGTCCTCAAATCCCTTGCCATAAATGTAGTTAACCTTGCCTTTAATAATAGCGCCATGCTTAGGACTTTCGCCGTAAAGGTCTATTAGATAGGTTGGGTAATTGTTTTTTTCGCCAAACTCAATATAGTTGCGGCCCCTTTTCTCTTCAAATTTAGGTTGCTGCGCTTGATCAAATTGGACGTTAATTATGTTATATGCTTTACTCACTTGAATAGGTTTTAAATTCGTTACATTGTTCGTCGTACACCGGTTCTGCGCACTCCGTGGCCTCTTGTAAATACATAAAGCCCTCTTCTACTATTGCGCCACTTAAAGCCTCTTTTTTATTTGTAGCACTTGCTTGCTCACGGATTCTATAACGCCAAGTACCACACTCTTCATTGTCAAAAACTGCCTTTAAGACTAAGACCTTTTGGTATCTATCTTCGGTGCTTATATTAGTTCCTACAAATATAACACTATCTTCGGTAGCGCTTGTAAAAATAAATAAATATTTAGGGTTAGCAATTGTCGCCAATTCTAAGCCAGTAAATATCAAATTATTATCCACCCCTTTATATATATGTAACATTTGTTTTAAATTAAAATGCCCTACCCACGCAATGTAGGTAGGGCATAATTAAATAACTATTAGGTAGAATTACCCAGCAGTCTCAAGCGCTAAGCCTACTGCATTAGACACTTGTAAAAAATCATCCTTTTCAATACCAGTCAAAGTAATATTATATCCGTTACGATCACCCGCAGCGGTACCACTTGTTGATTCCGTAGAAGCTAAGTAAAGACCATTGTTTTCGCCGTACATTCTATAAACTCCGTCCATATCTAAAGTAACCGCAATTAATTTATTCTTGGCTAAAGTACGTACAATGTTAGCAGTTGTAGAGTCTCTCTTGTTTAAAGGGAATACAACCTGGTGTGTATAAAATACTGATCCGTTTTCCTCGGACGCAGTTGCATTAGAACTTGTATTTGCGGTTGCACGTGGCACCTCAAATTTGTAAAATCTTTTACCAGCTACTTTAGTAATGCCGGTAACTAGACCGCTTACCTCGGTAACACCGGAAATATTACCAAACTCGGCTAAAAAAACGGCTTGTAAGCCTCCGATATTTTCGCGGCAATCTATTGTATATCCGCTAGTTATTACACATGGCATGTTAAAAAAAGTTTAAAAAAAAGGCGGCTTATTTCACCGCCTTTTCTTGATTATATATTAATTAGATTGCAGACTTAAACTTAACACATAAAGTTGTATAAGCTACGTTTACACCTAATTTGAATGCTACTCTATAACGAACCTCGTTATTATCTTTAGAATACCAAATCATGTAGTTTTCCTCTTCAGCTTCTAAGTCAAACGCCATTGCGATATTGCTTAAAGTTGTTGCGTAAATGTCACCAGTTCCGTTCAATCCGTTAACCGCTACTAACTCTACGTTAGTTCCTGGAATAACAAAAGTTTGGTTTGCATCTCCGTCAACTTTGTAGTTGTAAAGGTTCAATGCTTGATAAGCTAAAACTGCTAATCTATAAACATCGTTACCACACATAACTTTTAAGTCTTCAGCGTCAATGATTTCAACTGGGATAGCTTTGTAAACTGCATTCAATACACTCACTACGTTAGCAGCGGTAATTGTTGCAATTGGGCCGCCCGATACATAACCGGATACGTTAGCGTCAACTGGAGAACCAGCATCAATTAACTTAATTAAGCCGTCAAATGGAGAAAGGTTTGGATTGCCACTAGACGTATTACCTTGCCAAATTCCAACCTCTAATTGCTTAGCAATCATCTTGTTTTTTTGCTCGGTAAACTTAGTTTGAAAATCTGCCCATCCAAAATCTTCGTAAGTTGATCCAGCTTTTAAAGCCTCTTGAGTAAAGTAAGCTTCAAAATCTTTAGGACAAATTGTCTCTTCAATTTTGATTTTACCTACTACAACTTCAGCTTGACTTAAAGTTGTTGTACCACTAGGGTTCCAACCGCATGAGTCAGTTTGAAAGTTTGCGTTAGTAGCTAACTTAGGTACTTTTACGCTAGACTTAGTCTTAGGTAATAAGATACCACCAGCCTTTAATAAAGACTGCGTTTTTGCCGCGAATACGGCTTCGGTTAATAAAGGCGCAATTTCTTGTTTAGTATATGCGCTTATGCCGCTGAATGATAATGCCATTTTATTATAATTTTAGTTTATGAACAAATTGATTTTGAAAATTTTTCAAACTCGCTCTTTGCATCTAATTTTTGATCCGCAAAAGCGTTGCTTGTTTTAACACCAGCATCCGGTGCTGATTGAGGCGCTTCAACTAGCATCTTGCTAATTTGCATTAAGCCCTCAATTACTTTATTTGCTTGACCTAGTTTAGCTTCGTATTGAGCAAACTTAGATTCGTATGCAGTAAATTTCTCGTTTGTTGCTGATTCAAAAGCTGCAAATTTTGCGCTCATATCTTCAACTACTGGACTTTCTACTTCCGGCATATCATCCATCTTTGGCTTAATTTCCATGATAACTCCGTTGTCAGCTAAGACAATAGTTTCACCACTTTCAAGGATATGCTCGCCAACTGGAGCCGGTACGCCTTCAATAGTTACAATACCGCCTACTGCTAATTCAGTTACTTCAACAATGGTGCCGTCTTTTAATTTGGCTTCCATCATTTTAACCGGTGCCGCAGTTTCACCGCTAGGCATTGGCATTGATTCGTTTCCTACAAGTTCTGCAAAGAACATAGAAACTTTGTTTAAAATGTTTTGTGCTTGTTCCATGTTTATATATATTATTTATGTGTTAAAGGTACTTTTAATAATTCTGCTAGTTCTGCTAGTTTTTGTTCTGCATAGGTAGGATTCTTTTTTTCGCTAGGGTATTCAAAATATCCCTCTACGCTAAAACCTTTTACCTTGCCTTGTTTTATTAGCTGCCATGCTTGTTCATTTTCTACATAGAAACTACCAAACCAGCTTCCGTCTTTAGCATCTTCAAATCCGGCCATCGGTTGTATTCCTCTTGCTTTGTCTACAATAAAACTTTCAAACATAATAAGCCCGTCAAGCTGCATGTCTTGATCGTGCATTAAATTAACGTTGCCTTGGTAGCCTTTCTTGCTAAACTTAATCGCAATATCTTTTATCGTTTCAGCGCTAAAGGTTACAAAATGTTCGCCAAACTTTTTATTGTTTCTATAAATTGGCTTATCGGCTAACATTAAAGGGCCACTTATAATATGTTTGTCTTCGTCTTGAATAGCAAAATTAAGCTTAGGCTTATCATTTGCAAAATGCTGCTCCCACATTGAATTGCAAATAGCTACCGCTTGTTCACTTTCTTTGCCTTCATTAATAACATAGCTTATGCATCTAGGTAAAAATGCGTCTTTGGCTTCGCCTTTTGCTGGCTCAATAAAATCTTGGCTAAATGCCACAAAGTCACGCTGAATAGCCGGCTTGTCTACAAGTGCAATAAAAGATACTTCCGCATCGTCTTGCAGTTCCTCTTGTATTTTAAGTTCGTAAATAGGTAAGTCCATACTTAATAAATATCTTTTTTATAGTTTATGTACTTTTAATTGATTCTAGCCGCGCGGTTAAGTCTTAAGATACGTTCTTGGTTACCACTCACGTCGCTTTCAACTACAAAGGCCCTGGCTGCCACGTTGCCTATTTGATTAACTTGTGCTTGATTTAAAGTAGTTGTGCTTGCTTGCGCCATTAAAGGTGCGCTTACATTCATTGACGGAATACTAGGCGTAGAGCCACCGCTTGCGCCGCCGCTTGATCCTTTAACACTTGGCACCTTTACGCCCATAATAGACTTAACGGATTGAATACCCGTTGCAATAATACCGGCAACGGATGCAATTTTTTGTATTGTGCCAAATGGTTCCGGCAATACGGACTTTGCTCTTATAACTTCGGACGCACCAATATAAGTATTTATTAAAGCAGTTGCAATTCCTAGCGCTTTGCCGGCCGTTGTTTGTTGGCCAATAATAGCACCTAAGGCCTCCGTTGCATTTCCAATAGCGTTTAAATTATCAAGCTTAGCTTTTGCTATTTTATCATCGTTTAATTTATCTAATTCTTTTAAATTTTTTTCTCTATTGTAATTATCAATAACTAATTGAGTCCTATATTTTAAAGCCTCCTCTCTATCCTTAGTTGCTTTTGCTTCCCTTTCTGCGTCTGCCTTTGCTGCGTCTGCTATTAATTGCTCGCCATATTCCCTCTCCTCTTTGTCAACTCCTAATTGATATTCCTTTTTTTCTAAATCCCACTTTTGCTTATCAAGTATTTCTTTTTGCCTTTTTTCTTCAGCCGCTTTTCTTAATGCTTCAGCTTTTTCATTTGCTGCTTTTTGATTAGCTAGTCTTGCCTCTTGCTCGGCTTTTTCTGCGCTAGTTAACTCTTTAGTTCCTTCTATAAATCTTTCGTTTGCAGCCTCGTATCTTGTGCCAAATTCGGTAACGGATTTTTTTGCATCATCCCAGGCACCGGCAAAGTCACCACTTATAAACTTTTTAACCGCAGATCCTACTAAGCCCACACCTTGTAAAAAAGAACTTAAAGCACTATAAGCAACTTGAAAACCTTTGCTAACATAAGGCAAAGCCCTTTCTGCAAATTGAATAAAAGCGTCTATTAAAGGTTGCATTGCTCCTAAGATGCCGTTTAATAGTCTACCTACTTGATTCATAATAGGCTCAAGCTTTTTCATTGCACCCTCGTTCTTAGCAAATGCTGCGGCTAAAGCACCAACGGCAATAACTATTAAGCCAATACCACTAGCTTTTAAAGCACTACTGAAACTTGTTGTCGCAACCTTTGCTCTATTAAGCGCACCGCCTAGCATACCTAGTGGGCCGCCAGCATTTTCTAGCGTGTCAATCCAGTCGCTTGATGCTTTCTTAGATCCTTTGATTTTATCTTCTAAGTCGTCAATTTGATTAAATAAAGTCTTAAATTCATCGGAGCCGGCCGCCGCATTTTTTAAAGCTTTCTTAAGTTCTTTAAGTTCGGCAATACTGCCAGCCGCAGCCTTGCCAATACCGGCGACCTGGTCTTTGGTTTTATTCGCTTCAGTCGTTGCTTGTGTGGAGTCCGTTTTTATTTCAACGACTACTTGTGTCTTTTTAGTTGCCATGTTATTTTATTTTAAACAAGTGCTTAAGCCTACTTGTCTTATTAGGTTAGTATAATTATAAGAGCCAAAGGCCTCATTGTATTCGTTATTCATTACATCTTCATAAGGTAGCTTATCGGTATAAGCGCCCTTGTAGAATATATTATGACTTTTGCCAATGTCGTAAGTCACTCCGGAATTATGGAAAATATCGCACTTGCTCCATTTTTCTATCGGATCGGTACCCCAACAAAAATCTAGTCTTGGTGTTATTTTTACATCAAGATTATAATACCAGCAATTCCAAAGCATGCCCCACATACCCGCCGTAAATTGTTGGATGCCATAGTAAGCCGGATTTTTTTGCACTCTTAATGGCTCGCTCTTTTGAAAGTAATCATATAAAGCAACGCTATCGCTTTCTACCTTTTGCCAAAACTTATAGTCAGTATTTTTAAAAATGTATTGCGAGCCTCCGCTATGTAGTCTATTATCTATCGGCACGTTGTAATCTAGTCCTACTATGTCGCACATATCATTGTAAAGGTCTTGGCCTTTTTCTAATATGTAATCACTCCAAATAAAACTTTTGCTATCACTTACGTAGCATGTATCGTCTTGCTCTAAGTCAGTAAAGTCTACCGGCTTAGTGAATATCATATCGCAGTCATGTAAAAAAACATTCTTCATTTGTAAATATGGATAAGCTTTATAGTGGTGCTTTACTGCATTCATTATAACGCTAGGGATATAATTAGGCATTACCCTTGTATCGGTGTACTCAAAGAAAGCTATATTGTTAAACTTTTCTTTTAGCTTATCAAATATTTGCTTTGTTTCGGGCAAGTTAGTCTTGTCGTCCTGGTCTTTACTTACCGACAATAAAACGTGTATATTATTATCGGGAATGCCTACCGACTTAAAGTTGGTAAGCATTACTTCTAGGTGCCAAGCGTAATAGATTATTTTAGGTTGTGTGCAAATATAAATCATATTGTTTTTTTTATTAGCATGATCCGTCAAACATTGATATAAATAATGTACCGCCGTCGCTTACTACTTGTCCAGCAAATGACCTACTTGTTGAGCCAGCACCAGTACAATTAAGGTTTGACGCAGTATCAATAACTTGAACTGAATCGCCGCCTACATTTGTATAAGATACTACTATTGTTCTTGAGCCTCCAGTTTGTGTTGTTGTAGCACTTGCTCCGTCACCCGCAACAATTGGGAATACTGCCCCGTCTACTTGTACTCCGTTTATAGTAATGTTAGTAATATCGGTACCGGCCGTGTCGTTAGCAATGTCAACAAACGCATAACCTAAAGTAGTTGTAGTTGTTGTTGTACTTGTAGTAGTTGTTGTTGGTGCTAGCGTTGTCGTTGTAGTTGTTGTAGGCGCAGCCGTTGTTGTTGTAGTTGTTGTAGGCGCAGCCGTTGTTGTTGTAGTTGTTGTACTAGTTGTTGTTGTATTACCACATGCTGCATTGCAAGTTGTATATGAAGGCAATTCTAATAATACTGCACCACCAGCCGTTGTTACACTTTTAACATAATAAGTAAAATCATTTGCAAAACCTACGTATCTATAATACCTATTTAATGTTACACTTGTACCGGTTGGGAATGATACTCTTTGATCCGCCGCTACTACTGAACAATTAGAGCAATCAATTTCATCCGCAATATAATAGTCATAAGGATCGGTAGTTGTTGTTGTAGTTGTACTTGTAGTAGTTGTTGTAGGCGCAGCCGTTGTTGTAGTAGTTGTTGTAGGCGCAGCCGTTGTAGTCGTAGTCGTAGTCGGAGCAGCCGTTGTAGTCGTAGTTGTTGTAGGCGCAGCCGTTGTTGTAGTAGTTGTTGTACTTGTTGTAGTAGTTGTTGTAGTAACCGCCGGACAAGTTTGACAAGTTGATTCTGCAAATACTCCTACAAATTGACCACCTTCAATTATAATAGTAAATTGTCTACTAGTTCCGCTACAAGCACTTAACCAAAAATTACCAGTTATAGTACCCGCAGCAATTAAGGTGCTAGTTATTTTAGTTGCAGTACATAAAGCATTGCCACCAGCTAAAATAGTAAATGTCTCTACTGGTCTTGCTGGATTAGGGCAAACTACATTACACACATCGTAAGCACTTACCATGCTAAATGAAGCGTTAAAAGTAGCTAAAGTTGTAGTAGTAGTTGTTGTACTTGTTGTAGTAGTTGTTGTTGTAGGTAGTGGAGGTTGCTCAATATATTCCTTTTCAATAACTCTTAATAAGTCAACTTTTGTTAACTCATTATTTTCCGGAGCATAGTCTATCACTTTATTAATTCTATAAAGTCCGCCGTCTATATAAATAAACTTACTAAAGTCTAGGTTAAAAATATCTAAGTCAGTAAGATCAAAATATGCGTTTAATAAGCGACTATCTTTGTCGGTTATTTCTGCTAGATAAGATGAATAATAAGTATTAAATAAGTTATTACTTAAGTCGCCACTTGTTAAGTTAAAGTACAATTGTTGCGGCGCTCCGTAGTTAATATCATCGGTAGGCGTTGTAGGATTGTTTAAATGACCGGCATATAAATAAGCGGTATTAGATCCCAAGTTTGTAGCCAGGTTTAAAATATTCCAGCTAGCTACGCTAGTAACTTTTTTAATCTGCATAATACGCACAACGTGATCCATAGAATCCTCTTTAGTATTCTCGTTAGACTTTTTGTAAATAGCCGGAAAAACTTTGTCGGTTGTGCTAGTACCAAATAGCGGACTTGCTGCAAATATTACTTCAACGCTTTCAGTATCCTTTGCAAATTCCAAACCATTATCGTAAATCCTATCACCATATCCCTCATTAAATTTCTTGCGATAGTCTTCATTGTAAAAATCATTGTCTTGTTTATATTTAAAATTGTAATACCTAGCATTAACTTCACTCATTGGCTTAATCTTAATAGCCTTACTTCTATCCATCTTATCCGACCAGTCTAATATATCGCCAGTCCAAAAGTCAATATAAGGTTTAA